CAGCAACATCCTCAGTGGGCATAGGGTGACTTCTAAGACACTTATGGGCTTGGATAGTGCTAACGGCTTCTCAAGCAATGCAGACGAGCTTTTAAACGCTTCTAATTTTTACTTAAATACAGTTGTGATGCCGTTTCAAGGTCAAATCTTAAAAGTGTTACACAAGATATTCCAAGTAAACAATATGGATATGCCTGTTCAGTTTGTACAACTTAAACCAATTACAATTCAATTTGATTCTGAAACGATTAGAGATGTAATGACTCAGGACGAAATAAGGGAAGAAATAGGGTTACCACCTTTAGAAGGAGAAGTAGCAGAAGATTTTAAACAAGACTTTGCTAAAGTTGGAATGATAGACGGAAAGCCTGTTTTTGACACTATAGAAGAAGCCTTAGCAAGTGCAAAGACTTTAGGGTGCGAAGGCTACCACGAACACGATTATGAAGGCAAGACAGTCTATATGGCTTGTGAAGGTCATACAGAAGCAACAGAGCTTTCAAAGTTCATTGAGGAGTTTGGAGAAGATATGTCAGACGATTGGGAATTAGTAGAAGAAGAAGTAGTAGATGGAGAACATCAAGACTTTAACTATGAAGAAGTATTGAACGAACTAGCAGGAGAAAAGATAGAACTAGCTTCAACAGGTAGAGCAATTCCTAGTCGTAAGTCTGAACAAGATGGTATCTCTAAAAAGTCTTATGATTACTTTAGAGTTAGATATGTTTATTCTAATGACAATTTCTTAACTAATAAGTCAGGAACTAAAAGAGAATTTTGCAGAAAAATGACCGCTGCAAATAAACTTTACAGAAAAGAGGATATAATTAATATGAAAACAAAGGCTGTAAATCCTGGATTTGGTAGAGATGGAGCGAATACGTACTCAATCTGGCTTTACAAGGGCGGACCTCAATGCTTCCACTTTTGGAGTAGAAGAATTTTCAAAACTACAATAGGAGAATCTAAGACTACTAAGATAGAAGATGCTGATATGATTGGCTACACTAAAGCAAGGTCAGAAGGTTTTACTGCTAAGAAGAACGATAAGCTAGTAGCAACACCACCAAGAAAAATGAAAAATAACGGATATATAAACGCAAGATAATTATGAGCTATGTACTATTTATATCAGAAGCTAAATTAAAGGACTCTACAGCAATCAATCTTAATGTCGATGTAGACCTCCTACTTCCCTATGTACGTCAAGCACAAAAACTGTGGTGTGAGACACGACTTGGCACACCTCTAAACAATAAATTGAAAGACTTAATTACTACAGGTACAGTAGGTGCTGTAGGTAATGAAGCTTATAAGACTTTATTAGATGAATACATAGGGGATTTTTTGCCAGTGATGGCTATGTATCACGCTATTCCGTTTTTACGTTTTAAAGTGGAAAATGGAAACATATATAGCAAAACGAGTGAAACTGGAACTGCCCTTTCAACTGAAGAAGCACAACATTTAAGAGAGGAGTGCAAAAATACTGGTGAATATTATTTAGAGAGAATGATAGACTACATAACTTGTAATAATTCACTTTTTCCTGAATATGGAACTTCTACTGGTTCAGATGTGGATGCAAATAGAAATGCGTATTACAATGGAATGAACCTTGAAAGACCAAACAATCAAGGAAATAAACTTACATTAAGGAACTTTTTAAACGCTTCAGATTAATGAAGAAACACTACAAGACAAAACCAATTAATATTACAAAATTAAAGACATACTTAAAAGATGCCAATAAAACAGATAGCAAAGGAAACACTAGAAGTAGTGGGGGTAAATGCAACAATACTAAGCGTAACGACCTTCACTAATATAGAAGTAGCTTTAAAGATAATATTATTACTTGTGTCTATAATCTACACTGTAGATAAGTGGTGGTTTCACAAAAATAATAGATGAAACTTGATTAACTTATTACTCATAAGGGATACTTTTAGTGAAATCTCTGTTATTGGTGAACTGTTTTTAAATGGTGAAAGGATGTGTGATACCTTAGAGAACCCTTGGCTAGATAATAAAAGAAGTATAAGTTGCATTCCTGAAGGGGAGTATAACGTAAGACTAAGATATCCTAGAGAATCAGGCTCAAAAGAATATTTACATTTATTAGTTATGGGTGTTCCTGATAGAATTCTAGTTTTATTGCATATAGGAAATAAAGCAAAAGATACAAGAGGCTGTATTCTAGTAGGACTCGGGAGCCAACAGGACTTTGTTAGTAACTCTCGTCTTGCTATGGACTTATTAATCAAAGAAATACTTAATTTAGGCGGTGAAAATATTAATTTAATAATCAAAAATAAATAATTATGAAAAAGTTTTTTCAAAAGTACCTTATCGGACAGATGTTAAAGTCTAAGAAATTTTGGTACGCAATCAGTTCAGTAGTAGTTCCTGCTATTGTAACTTACTTAGGGGTAGACCCTGCAACTGCTACAGAATTATATCACGCAATCTTAGTTCTTATTGTTGGACAAGGAATCGCAGACGTTGCTAAAAAATAACCGATACAGATTAAAGCCTAACGAGATAGCAGTCATTCAGGAAATGAGGAAGTCAGAGGTTAGAAACATTCTAGTCATTGGCGACCTTCACGAACCTTTCTGTTTAGACGGCTACCTTGAGTGGTGCAAAGAACAATACAAAATCCATAATTGTAACCAAGTTATATTTATAGGGGACTGCATTGATGCTCACGGCTTTAGCTACCACGAGCCAGACCCAGATGGTATGTCTTCAGGCTTAGAGCTAGAAACTGCTATAAAGAAGATATCTAAGTGGTATGAAGCTTTCCCCTATGCAGATGTTATGATAGGTAATCACGATAGAATGGCTAGTCGTAAGGCTATGTCAGGTGGTATTCCTGCGGCTTGGATAAGGTCTTATAATGAAGTATTAGGAACTCCTAATTGGAATTGGTGTGAATCTATTATATATGACAATGTACTTTACGAACACGGAGAAGGAGGTCAAGCAGCAGCTAAAGCTAAGAACAACCTGATGTCATCAGTATGTGGTCATACTCATACTTTAGCATATACTCAATGGTTCGTAGGTAAACGCTTCAAAGTATTTGGTATGCAAGTTGGATGCGGTGTAGACTCCACGACTTACGCAGCAGCCTATGCTAAGAACTTTAAGAAGCAATCAATCGGTTGTAGTGTAGTATTGAACAACGGAACTCTACCAATCAATCTTTTAATGCCTTTATAGGTACACCTTTTAGCCGTTTTAGGCACTTTCTTTTCTTTTTAATACTAATATACTAGACAAGCTATAAAGATTGTCCTAGATGTAAACACCTTAATTGTTAATAACTTTGTAAATAAACTTGTTTATAATTGTGTGAGTAACTTTAAAGGTGTACATTTGCAGTATCAAAATTAAATTAATTAAAAAAAAGAAAATGAAAAATTTATCAACCGAACAAAAACTAAATGTTATATCCTTAAGATTATTTGGTGTAACTTATGCATCTTTAGTAGATAAAAATAATTATCAAGAAGATAAATCAAATAAAGTATTTAAACAATACTTAAAAGAAAATTCAATATAAAAATAAATAAAATGAAAAATCAAGAAACAGTATCAACTTACTTAACTAGGAGCTTAAACAAAGCAAACACTCAAATACAATTAATGAAAGACAGAAACTACCAAATGATAGCTAATATAAAAGGGGAAGACTCACTTCAGTCTAAGTCAATAGCTCATTGGAATAGCTTAAAAGCAACGAACACAACTCTTTTAAACACATTGAGTCTAGTTCAACTATCGGCTATGATATCAAAATAATAACAAGGGGGTGTAAAAACCCCCACTTTAAATACAAATATGAAAAATTTACTACAAACACTTTTAGGAATGGCAGGACTTTTCGGCTGCCTATATATACTACTTGCGTCTATTACGCTTTTAGAACTTTTTTTAGGATTAAGATAATGGAATTTAAAATGAAAGAAGCAACTACTCAACAGGAAGCTAT